GATGATCCATACTGTCTGGCATAAAGAGAATACATTTGATCAAGCTGATCCTGAATATGTTTCTCGTTGAATGCGGGCATTCTTGGCTGCGGTTGTCCTGCCTGTATAAATTGGATCTGCGCCTGCTCTTGCGGCGTCAATTGTGGCGCGGCATTCGGAATAGGGACTGCCCCAGGGGGAGCGGGCGGCGGGCCCTGCATGGGAGGAGGCGGAGGAGGTGCGTTCTGTATCGGCTGCGCCGGTGCTGTCGGAGAAGGCTGGGCTTGCGGAGACATCATGGTGCCAGTAGGAATTGAAGGGTGCCCGATGTTTCCAATCTGGGGTATGATGGGATTTGTTTCTCCTCCCCCGAGAATCTCGGCTACCTTGCTGGCAGCCTCTTGCCCTCCCTCATTCGATAGACCACTGCCGAGCTTGGAAACGAGGCCGCGAAAAGCTCCGGCCGTTCTTCCGTTGAATTGATTCGCCAGCCTCGCTAGACCTTTGTTGGCTACAGAGCCGAGCACAGTCCCTGCCGCAACCCTGATTCCCATGTTCGCCCACGAGGAAGGATCGCTCGGATCGAATCCCTGCATTCCAGTTACAGCTCCGGCTATTGCCCCTCCCTCCCCTCCTCCGAGCATTTTTTCTAGAATCATCCGAGGGGCTGTTGCGGATCCGGCTTCCACCTTTGGCAGATTCGATTCTATTCTCTGCGATGCCAGCTTCAGGAGCTTCATTGCCGGCCAGGCTTGCTTTAGATCCTGAGGGACGAAATGCCCATCTATGACATCATGAATTGCATCGGCAGTATCCCCTTTCAATTGCGTACCGACATCGGTAGATTTGAATCCATTTTTCATGTCGGTATTGAGGATCTTCCGAATATCGGGAAGCGCACTGTCCCCTTGCTTGCTCGCGTAGTCAGTCAGGGCATCGCCGCGTTGAAGAATGTTCTGAATATAGTTCCCGACTTCTTGACCGTACTGCGGGTCATTGAGTAGCTTCTGGACGTCGGGATGATTAATGATTTCATCCAGATAATCAGAAGGTTTTGCTCCGCTTTGCTGGAAAGCCTGATCTACTGAATCCCATATTTTCCCGTTGCCTTGCGTGAAGTCCTCAATGGCGGATTTGCCATAGAGCTTGTTTTTACTGATCATATCGGCGAGATCTGTTTTCAGATTCGAGATCTTCTCGGCAGTTGCTCCTACCTTCCCGGCTATGCCTCCACCGGCCACGCTTTTAAGCATCCGAGAATTGATGCCAGCGGCGTTCAGTACCATGTCGTCAGAGATATCCTGCATGGCGTTTGCAATCTTCGGAGCACCTCCCAAGATTTTGCTCAGCGCCACTCCGCCGATTGTGCCATAGAGCATGTTCTGCTTCAGGTCATGCCACGTCTTCCCGGGATCCCCGGAGGCGATTCCCTGTGTGACTGCCGTAGGAACTGCGAAGGTTGCGGCATTCAACGCCGAACGTGCCGCCAGGGGCAGTAACCCTTTGGCGGCCAAGTAGCCGCCTTTCGCTGCCAGCGCTTCCCCTGCCCCCGGGATCGCAAGCGATGACGCTACACCACCGCCTATGTTCCCTACAAGGTTCGCAATGGGATAATCATGTTTCAATTTTGCAGTGAAATCAGTAGCTTCCTGATCACCGATTACCTTCTGAAGTGCTTCCGGGGCTCCAAGTGTAGCCCCGCTGATTGCACCTTCGGTACCTGAAACAATTTTCCCATAAGTAGGATGCTTGTCGATGAATTCATTTTGATATGCCAGCTGGGCGGCATCGTGTGCCTTGCGCCAAGCTTGCGCGTCTTGCACTTCTTCGGGAGACGCACCGATGAGAGATGCCACGCCGGGGAATGAGGAAATGATCGCTTTCCGCGTGTCATACGGAACATTCGGAGGGTTTAGCTTCTGATACCCCGGCGACGCGGCTACCTGCTGGGCGATCTTCTGCGCGATTCCGCCGGAAGCGGCAGACGGTGGAGGAACATACTGCGGGACATTCGCCGGGAGCGGGTATACATTCGGATCGGACATCTATTTCCCCCCGCTTGACCAGAAAGTTCCGGGCTGTGCCCCGGGGGAAAGTCCTGCGATACGCCGGGCCTGCTCAAACTCAGGACCGAATTCTGCGAGTCTGTTCTGATGCTCCTTGTCCAGCGCGCTAATACGATTTTGCAGATCGATCTTCCCTTGCGCCGTCATGTTCGCCTGATTCATTTGCTGCTGAAGCTGCATACGTGCGGTTTGGTATTGATTCTCCATCGCCATGGCGTTTTGCTGGATCTGCGCCTGCTTTCCCGCCTTCTCCAACTCAAACTGCTGAGCCTGCTTGACTTCGCCGTGCGTCTGGACGCCAGGGGCTCCCTGTTCGTTCAATCCCCACCGCTGGAGGAACTCTCCTACCTTTCCCACCGCGCCCTTGAGGAAATCCTGCCACGATTCGCCAGGAGGCGAAGTCTTGGCGTGATCGGCAACGATATTCGAGACGATATCCTTGACCGCTGGAGCTGCCGCTACGGAAGGGGCAGCCGCTCCGACGACCGGCCCTATGCTCTTCGTTGGCGTAGCTACGGGAGTCGGCGGCGTTGCTTTCATTCCCTGGGTTGGAGCTCCGGTCTCCGATGAAGGGAGATCAGAAGGCTTCACATGGCCGGTTTTCTCCAGCATATCATATGTCACGCCGCCGATATCACTTCCCGCCTGACCCATAATGCCAGCTTCGGCTGCGCTGGGAGGAGTATCCACATAAGGAGGCCTCTTTGTGGCCGCCGCTTGATCTATCGCAGCTTGCATTTCAGGAGTAATTTCAGGAGTCTTCGCAGAAGTCGCGCCAGTGTCAGGCATATTTGATTCCTTTTTTCGTGAGTACTTCGGCAATGATCTTCGCCATTCGATCAGGCTTGGTCAGAGGAAGCACGGCCTCCGGTCCTGCCTCTCCAACTACAGCCTTTGTCGGTTTCTCCACGATGCCGCCTTCCTTCAGGCCGAATAGACCTCCTACAGCGCTGAGCAAACCTCCGCCAGCCTTCCCGGCCGCAGCCTGTCCCTGTTGGGCTCCTCCCATTTGATTTACTCCGAGATTCCCCTGCTGTGTCGCTCCTCCAAGCTGCGTCTGTGCCCCCTGCCCATAGGATTCCATCCCCATGCCTTGCCCGGCCTGCTGACCTTGCGTATAGAGCCTACCAGCCTGCTGACCTCCCTCAAGGGCCGCCTGTCCCTTATTGAGCCCGGCCGTCCGGGCTGCCTGCGTCGCCTGCTGCGTTCCCATGGTGGCGGCCTGCTGTCCCATCTGGTTGCCAAGCGCCTGACCCGCCTGGCCCGCCTGTTGGGCGAACTGGCCTGCGGAGGTCCCCCCTATTTGACCCAGCGTTGTACCAGCCGCGGCCTCGTTCGCTTGTCCTGCCTTCTGCTGTTCTTTCGCAAGATTTGCTTGATTGGCACCCGTAATATCTCCGAACCAATTCCCCACGTCCTGAAAAAATCCCATATTATTTGCTCCTACCCGCGGATACAGCCGTGCTCACGCTCGGGGTGAACTCCGCGATGACCTCGTTGAGAACGATATAGGATGATGTCTGAATACCAATCGACAGCGCAAGGCCCAGCGTGTGAGCTGGCGTGACTTTCGCACGATAGAATCCCAGCGGCGTCCAATCTCCAGGCTTGATGTTGTAGGGCACAGTCTCCGTCCATTCCTCATCTGCATCGAAGCCAGCGAAAGTAACGATGATCGAGGCTGCCGACTTGGCAGCGCAATAGAAGGTGAGATCAAATGCGGAGAAGATGCCGAGCTTGTTGTCAGTGACCCCGAAATATCCACTCTGCCAGGTGAAAGGCACAACAGTAGATCCGGCGAGTGCGAAAAAGGTATATTGCCAACTCAGCGTATTGTTGGCAATGAATATTCCCAGCTGCGTGTCGTACAATGCTATTGCCGTTTGATTGGCCTTCTTAGCGTTCTGGGATACGATCTTGTCACGTATCCATACGAACGTACTTGCCGTCTGCAAAAGGAGCGTATTGTCTCGAACGCTGAACACGCCATTGATGATCGTCTCCAGAGCACCCACAGAGTTGCGGAGATCATTCATCCGGTTAACCTTCTGAAGCGATCTGCCTCCATCAAACGAATAGATGGAGTTGTCTTGCAAGGAAAGAAAGAATACTTCTGTTGGAGAAGAGGCTATCAACTGCATTCCTGTCGCCGGGCAGATAGGGGAACTTCCATGCCCTGCAAACAAAGCTCCCGTGAAGGAGGCGAACCATATCTGTTTTCCGTCGAAAAGATATGTCTGACCAAAAAGGACAAATGATTGATAGAGCGCCGGGGTATCATTTCCCAGCTCATAGCCAAGATAATCGAAGTCGATATCCGCACTCCCCGTCACCCCTACGCCGGTGAAGATCGTTTCAACTTCCGTCTGCATGGTGCGTTCTTGGAAGGAATAACCCATGGCAAAGGGAAGACGGGTATCGGAAACATAGAGAGTTCCTCCGAGATCAGCTTTTACTATTGGAGAGGCATAAGCGATAAAGGAACCGAAATATACATCATTCAAATAAACATCAACAGAGAAATCACTTGACCTATCTATAAAACTTGGAGATTCTATCCCAGGGCAGAAAAGATAAAGGCTCAAATAGTCATACGGAGAAATAGCAGCAAGAGCAGCAGTTGATAGAGCAGTAGAGAGTTTATCTCCGAAATCTGTAGAATTAGAAAAAGCCTCTTGCATTAGTCCAACTACTTTATAAGTAGGATTTACAATTGCCGCAGCTGAGAATTGTATCAATCTCCCATTGTAATCATTAGTTCCCGTTGCAAGTTTTCTACCCCTTACATCAACCGCATTTATCGCAGAAATACAATTCACAGTATAGAGATTGTCACCTACCCTTTGAAGGGTATGCGTTGCGGTCGAAGTAATGTTGACATAAAACAATTGCCCATGATAACGATAAAGGATTCTGGAATATGTACTCCCATTATCGTCAATATGGGGTGTGAATATTTCGTCAAACTCCCCGACATTAGTTATCGGAACTCCAATACAATCCCAAGTCGTTCCAATAGGAGCCGCTGAAAGAAAAGATTGCTGCCCATTTATGTATATCACTCTCCAGGAAACAAGATTAACAACGTTTGCCCCTGATGTCGTATTGAAAATATCGGTTAGCTTCCCATATCCATTTATCGGAGTATTGGTAGCACATGAAGAAGCCAGATAATATGCTGCTACATTGTGAGCAAAGGGAGCCGCATAATAATAGAAAATCTGACCCGCAAAATCTGACCTTGTGAAATCACATTCTGAATATCCCATTCCGAAGATTGGATTTTGCACCGTCACGGTGGCAGCTCCCAAAGCAATCCCATAGAAAACAGGAGATGCGGAATACACTCCCGCGCTTGTGTATCCCACTTCTCCATATCCACTAAATAGATTTGCAGTATTTTTACCGGGTGGCAGAGTAAGGATTGCTCTTGAAAATGCCGTCCCCGGGAATCTATCTATTGTGATATTCACTACAGGTTTTGCTGCGTCAACATTTACTAGATTAGTATCTCCTGCTCCTGTCAAATCGCCTATAAACCATGCGGGAACACTGGAAATGTTGAGTCCTTGTTTACCAGAAATGTACTTTCCCGTAGAGAATCTCCATACAAAATATCTACATGGTTTGGCATTTGAGCCAGTTATTAAAGTAGTGCTTGTCCCGGATTCTTTTAATATGTAAGCATTTGCCGAAGCCGTACCGGTAGGACCTCCAAGTTGAACTACAAACTCCTGATTATCCGCATAGTGCATGTCTACATATTTCACGAGACAGATATTACCTATCGGCCCCGAAGGGAACCCGGCAAAAGCATTTGAGCGACTATGAAGGACCGTACCGGTGGCCGGATCAATCTCATAGACATACATCGAAGTGCCGATTCGGTTGATCGCTATAAGTGTTTCATCTGCCGTCCATGCCGCATCGAGATAGCCAGAGAGAACGCCACGGTTCTTGATCGCCAGCGGTCCCACATTTCCTATCACTCGATCATTCAGCCGGACATTATTCGATGCGTCCACCTGCACGACCGTTCCATCTTTAGCAATAATCGTGGAAACGCCGGCAGTCGGGAAAGTCGTTTCCTTTTCATAGATCGGAGTCAACCCGCTGTTGCGCTCTATGCCGGTATTTTGGAGATGCTTCGCGCTGTCATCGCCAATAGCAAATAGATCGGCTCCGACTGGAGTATCCGTGCAGATGCTATGCTGAAGATTGAGTTTCGCGCTGCGTGCCATTACCAATTTCCTGCCACGCGCCGGCTGTTACTCACGCGCTCAGCTTTGTAGCTATCACGCTTGACCGAGCTCTCGAACCGGGCCCAGAGTCCAGATGCTTTCCCATTCGCTCCCGCCGGATGGCCGAGTCTCCCGAGGAGCGGGCCGAAGTCAAACTCCCCGCCTATCTTCGTCCTGAAATCAATTGCGCCCTGGTAGCTCATGATCTCTAGGACTACATTTGCGGGATAGGTGATATTGCTGTCGACCGTAGAATCATCGGCGATGAAAGTCTGCGCTTCCCCCGTGATGCATGGAACCGTGCTTCCCGCCCACGGTCCGATTGCGGATACGTCCGTCCTTGTGATCGTGTCCGATCTGAGCGCCGCTCCGCTTAACGTGAGGAGGTGAAGCTGATTTGAGGTGTCCAACATATAGAGATTTGTGCCGTCGCTCGTGCAAGCCGCGGCGGTCCCCGTTACAAGCGTTCCCTCTCCTATTGCCTTCAGATTCGCCGTAGCATCGATGTAAAAAACGACGCCGCCGGCAAGAGACAGCCATGACCCCACGGATGCCAAAAGGACCGCTACCCCGGTACCGTCGAGGTTGGCACTCTTCATAGTTCCGCCGTCATTGTAATACAGCTTATTCATGAACACGCTGAAGCTGGACACCGTACCTGTACCGATTGGCATAGTCACAACTCCGACTAGGAATGGCGTGACAAGATCGGTGGGCGCCCGCTTGATGCTCCCCGCCTGAAGCCAATAGAGATAGCCCTTGTAGTAGACCAGGTTGGAGACGTTCGCTCCCACGGCATAGAGCGTCACGGGAGTTACAACGGAATTGCTGTCAATCGATTCTTCAACGATGTTCTGCGCGCTGTAGATATAGAGACCCGTGTTCTTCCACGCTGCATACGCTGGGGAAGTGATGAGGGGAAAGGCATTCGGGGCATAGCTCGTTCCATATTGGAGATCGGGCTGGGGATGCGTGAGTTGCGCCGGCGGTGGATAGTACTTGATCCGGATGGTGCTGATGCCCTGGCCCTTGATCCAGAGGTTCGAGTTGTCCATCCGGTAGCCGGGATCCGCAATTCCCTGATCTGTCCGGGAGGAAAGCGGGAACTTCTCCAGGGGGATCCACTGGCCGTTCGTCGTCCCATCCTGGTACTCCGCGGTGCGGAGCTGGTAGAAGTCCGAAGGCATCGGAACGAGCCATTCGAAGGTCCCTACGAGCATTGGCGTGGTGAGCGCGATCTGGACTGTCTTCGTGAAGTAATCGTCGTTCGATTCCAGCATGCGAGCGTAGAGATCCTTCCAACTCGCATTGAAAGATTTGTCCTCATCGTCCTGGCTGATTGCCTTCGAAGTAGAAAGATTCGCCAGGGACCGGGCCCATGTGACCATTGCTGATACGTTCATCAAGAGATGTAGTGCGGAAATCTATTGTGTGCACGCTTCAGAAGGGGATTGAAATGTGCACACTTACTTGTAGACTCTAATCAGGAGGCAAATGAAATGTTCATAGTGAGATTACGGAGAGTGATCAAGATTCTCATGGTAGTATGGATTCTAGGATCATTTTTCATTTTCTGGAGCAATGGTCCTCTCGATATGACATCGCTATTGATCATTTTACTTCCAACGATTGGTCTGGGAATTGTGCTTTATCTGATAAAAAGCCCCGGCTGAAGTTGGCCGGGGCTTGATTGAAATCTCCTATTGCTGGCTAAACAAACCTTCCCACCACGCAGTGCGCCGGGTTCTGTACGACGAAGGCCCCGAAGATCGAAAGGAGTCCCTGGATTCCCGCGCCGTCCTGGCCGACTGCGGACGGGTTCAGTGTGAGGATGTCATCGATGTTCAGCCCATAACGATCAGTCGGCACTTCTCCGTCTTTCGTGACCGGGGGCGCTCCAGGCTGATTGTCGGAGATGCTGTCCTGCGTGGCCCGCTCCATGTCCGTGAGCCCGATCCATTTGATCGTCCGCTCTTCCAGGACATAGAAAGTGTTGTATGGGCAGTAGGGATCATCGATGGCCGTCTTCACCCAGCTCGTGCTGAACATGTAAGACATACTATCGATGCCGAGAGCCACTTCATTCTTCGGAGCTCCGCCCTGAAGATCCTTCCAGAGAAGCGTCGAGCTGTTGAGCTCGATAAGGATTTCGTTGAAGTTCTTGTCATTCAGGATGATCAGGTCACTCTCGCCTCCTTGGAATCGTGCAAGTTGCACGGCGCGAGTGACAGCCTGCGTCTTGGTCTCCCCGCCTGCCGTGTTCTGCAGCACGAATCCACCGGCAAGCCGGTTCGTGAAGACGTTCCGCACGAGCCCCTGGAAAGCGATAGCGATGTAGGTAGCCCAGTTGGCGCCTGTTCTGTTGGCGAAGGAGGGAAGCGCTCCACCGAGGCCTTGCGGGCCGATGGCCGCAAGGGTCGTCGCATCGCGGAAGCCGTTCAGGCAGATCCAGGATTGATCGACGAATCCCGCGGCAGGCGCGACTGGCGTGAAAGTGACGGTGTAGTTTCCACTTCCATCACCATCCACCTGCTGCACGGTATAGACCGTTCCTGTTCCGCCTCCGATCAGGGCATCAGAGGGAAGATCATTTCCGATGGCCGGGCCCGTGGTGACGACGAAATCCGTGTCCACGTCGATCTTCGCCACGGTGGCACTGTCGACGATGACTTGGTTTGCTCCGGCGATCACCGCGCCCTGGACACGGCCCACCTCTCCAAACCCGGATCCGTAGAAGGCGGCAGCAATCGTCTTTCGAAGCGCATCCGAGGTCGTGAAGAGCTTGGTGACCCCCACGGGCTCGAAGGCGCCTTTGTCGTCCACAGATGCCCGGGCCTCTTTATCAGTGAGCTGGAAGGCGCTGAAGAGGTTTCCATGATCGACGGTCATCGCGTTCGTGCGCGAGGTAGTTGCGGATTTGGCAACGGCCACGGCGCCGCTTCCAGAGACCGCACCACCGCGGCCGGTGACCATCGGGAAGACGTAGTTCGCACCGCTCACCCGGACCTTCTTGATCCGTTTCACCGCGGGGCTGTTGCGCCAGAGGAGATTCTCCATCTGGTCCGGCGTGTAATACGTCTTGAAGGTTGCAAGAAGTTGTGCACTCGATACGGGCATGGTCTGTTTTCTCCTCTGCCCTATGTAGTGCGATTTTCAAAAGTCGATGTTTTCGGATTTCTCTTCTTCGTCGGAATGCTCTTCGATCTCAGACTGAAGATCAGTCAGCTCCTCGGCACGCGGTTCCTCTGCTGGCTGAGGCCATGGGGCCGGCGGGGGAACTTCTATAACCTTCGGCTTGAGCGCATCCTGGATGGCCTGAATTATGGGGTGCATTAGTATCCGTCCCTCATGGATCTCTTTTTCTGGGCGAGGGATTTCGGTTTTTCTTCCGGCTTCTTCTCTGCCGGCTTTTCCTCTTTCTTGATTTCGGCTTCGACTTCGGCCTCGGGAGCCGGCGTCTCGGCCACTTCTTCAGCCGGCGGCGTCCCGCGGACAGCAGTGATGTGCTTCATAGCATCCGCATGCTGATCGCCGATGTATTTCCCTTCGTCGGCCTCATTATAGGTGCCATCCTTTTTCATTTGCTCCAGCATGTCATAGAGGGTCGAATAGGGATCCTCGATCCCGAAGCCCTTCAGCGGTTCAAGAATGGGATCGAATAGAGATCCGTATTTCCCCTTCAGGGATTCGAGTCCCTGACCGCGGACTTTCTCTTGGTACCCCTTTTTCAGCGGGTCATAGATCTCCTTGTAGAGATCATCCACGCGCTGGTAATACTCCTCCTGGCGTTTCTCCATCTCGCTCATCTGGCCGAGCATGGCCTGCATGATTGCGGCCAGGGCCGGCATCTGCTCTTCGGGCGGATGGCCTTCGAGGGACTGGAAAATCTCCTCTACCGAGGGTATCTGCTCTTCTGCGCTGGGAAGTTGCTGACCACTCATTTGCTCTACTCCTGATATGTAGTGCGATTTTGAGAGAAATTTCTCATGCGGGAGCCTGCTGCATAGCTGCCGCTGTATTTCCATTTCCTCCGGCAAGAGCATTCGGTACTTGCGGGCTCGGAGGATTTGGAGGTTGGCCCAATGCAACTGGAGGAGCTGCTGCGGGAGGCCCCGGGGGCGGTGGAGCTGGAGTAGCCGCGAGCCTCAGCGCGTCCATCTTGCTCTTGATGACTTTTAAGAACGCAATGAGGTTATCGAGGATCGATTCATTCTCCTCATCCGCGTCTAGGCGCATGATTTCGTTCATAACGTTCTTGTAGAGATCGCCTACATTCACCACGTCATAGAAATCAAACTCCCTATATTCTGCAGCGCGCTCGGTGATCATCTCGATATCATCCCGGTTGGCCGTGGCGATACCATAAGAACGTTCAAGGTCCGGAAATTGCAGCATCTCGGCGGCCCATTCGGGTCCAATCAGACCCATCTTCTGGAGCTTCTCGACCTGCTCCATTTTCACTTTCGGGGTATTGGAAAGTGCAGAGGCGGGGGAGAATTGAATCGAGAAGAAGTCCCGCTCTGCCTTGATTTCTTTCCAGGTGACGGTCGGCCGCTGCTTGCGTTTTGGCAGGATATCGGCATCCTCATCGAAGACGTCAATGGCGATCTCGCTGATCGTCATGCAGAAGTCTTCGAAGTTCTGCAGCTCAAAGTTGAAGCGTTCGCTTTCCACATCTTCGAGCGTATCCAGCATGACGCCGCTATTGATCCCGCTGGGCTTTTTCGATTGCGCGGAGAGCTGCGAGACACCGGAGATGTTGTACATGCTCTCGATGATCTTTTCCCGCCTAGTGAGGAGCTGTGGATTCACCGATGCCGGCGTCACCCACGTTGCAGGAGCGGTAGACCCGGGAGCAGGTTCGTATTCGTACATCATCGCGGCTTTCCCACCGTCGATGGTTGATGCCTTAATGCCGCCGCTGCTCATAGTAGGAACGAGGATCAGGTTGGCCGGTGTATTCTCCTCGGCGTCGTGTATCTTTTCGTTTACGAGGTCGAGCTCTTTCTGGAGAGTGATCAGGTCATCGACAAGGGAAGGAGTCCAAATGCCTTTGACCGGCGGGCAATAATGGATCGTGGCAACCGGAGGCTTCTTGAACTTGATCGTGCTGATTTTCTGGACTTCGCCATCCACGATGTCATAACGCTTCCCTTCGGCCAGATGGTAATAGATGCGGTAATCCTGTGCGCGATAGAACGGATTTTTCTTATAAGCGCCTTCTGCGCGCCCGCCGGATTTCAGGATGTCTTTCAAGGCGAAGAAAGGATATTGCCGGAACTTCACCATGCACCGGCTATGCTTCTTGAATGTTTCCTCTGCGGGATCCACATAATATTCCCACGGCATGATACGCACGGGTTGCCGCGTAACTTCGTTGACCCACACATGGCCAACGTCGAATATCTGGCCATCGCGATAGGCCATATTCCCGGACTTATAGATGCCTTCGCGCTGGTACCATTCATCCGCCCACTGTTGGGCAACACGGCAGCATTTGCGGGTCTTCCAGAGTCCGTTGACCGGATTGAAGAACGGCCGCACCTTGACTTGGCTCATCTTCGAGACTTTGGTATCGATGCAGCTCTTGATCACGTTCTCGATGGGCCATGGGATCCGGTTGTCATCGCTGGCCTGGAAATAATAGCTAACAGGATTGTTATAAAGATCGTAGATCTGCTCGACGCGCTGTCCGTTATTGTTATAGCGGTTCAGGTTGCGCAGGTACTTCATATCCCGGCGCATGAGCCATGCTTCGAGCTGGATGGCGTCGGCGAGTATTTCCTTTTCTGTGAATTGTTTATCGTCAGGCATCAGAATGTCTCATTTTCTTGCCGGGGCATCGGCTTCGCATTCTCTTTGACGCCCATCTCGATCACGGCTCCTTCAATCGTCACGCGCGTATAGAATCCCGGGCGCAGCTTCGCGGCCTCTTGCGCGATAGATTCGAGCATCTGCATGTCAAGGGTTTTCCCGGTGAGCTTCCCGAAAGCCTTGCGCTTCTTCTCTGTTTCGCGCCGGGCCTTTAGTTCATCATGAATGAGCTTCCATGCGTCGATGAAGGTTGCCACGCATTATGTAGTGCGATTCTATGGGACTTTCCCGAAGATTAGCAGTAGCCTACTTCTATCCAGCATTGCCGTAAAATGAATATCACTGACTTTCGCAATATGTATCCTTCGCGAAATTCTGCCCAAGGATAGAGAATGCGGATCGTTTTGTAAATATTCTGAGTGGCGCGTGCCTTGGCTCTGATCTCGTTGAAGTCCATGCGATTCATCTGTTCATCAATTTGTTTACGATTTCGAGCCTGATAGCAGCTTGAATCTCTTCTTGATTGAGATAGAACTCGGCTGCTTTTACGATCTTACGCTTATGCGGAGAAAAGCGCCACCACCATTTCTTGGGCTTAATTGTCATCACTTCGTATTTCCCAGCTTCGCCTTACTCCTTAGCCAAATATATCTGAGCGAGTATAACACGCTTTTCAAGATCTCGGGATGATAGACATCATCATCGATCCGGCGAGTAAGCGGTTGGCCGGGCAACTCTTCGTTTCGCGCGAACACCATATACTTCGCTTCCTGCTCTATCTCCGAGATGATCAGCTTGCCAGCTATGGTCTGAGGAGCTCGCGTCTTATACCAGCCATTCTTTACCTCATCCTGTAACATCTCCAGCAAGAGATCTTGCTGACCTTGATATGCTGGCGCTACGGTTATTCCGAATTGCGAGGCAAGATCGTACGTGATTTTCTTCCCCAGCCCCTCGGTATCGCAGAACCAGGTGAAGTTCTTGTTGATCTTCGCCAGGATCGGATTGGAGGTCGTCTGCGTAATCCCGAGCTTCATCCGGTTCACGAAATCGCTCGTGCCGGTCCTGTTGCCCTTGTACTCGTAGATGTTGTACCGGCCGGGCTTGCGCTCCGATGCCAGCGTGATCGTGCAGGAGTCGAAATCGTCAAAGCCGTAGTCTATCCCGCCCGACAGGAAGATATCAGAAGGCGGCTGCGAGTTGATCCACTCGGCGAGTTGTGCGTCCGTGTAGTGATTGGCATCCGTGAAGCGGAGAATGAGGGCCTCAGTATCATAAGCTCCCACCCGGCCCAAATACTCCCGCTGGTAGACGGTATCGTTCTCATTGCCTCCGAATTCATCCGCGAGAATCTTTGCCAGGATCTTTTCGTGATTTGGAATATGCGGGTTGACTGAGAGATTCCAGTTGCATCGCGCGATCAAGGGATTTATTTCGAGGTACTTCTCCTCGAAGTAGCTCCCCTGGATCCGCGGCGGGGTACCGAGCAGCGCAATCCTTGAATCCTCGTAGTCCTTCAGGGTGGGACCGAGAACTTCCTCGACGAGCATCTTCAGCTTTGAATGGCTGTCGCCCTGGCATTCGTCCTTTACTGCTAGCCGAAAGCCCTTGCCTCTAATGTTTTCGATGTCCTCTTTTGTGTTCGTGCCTTTGACGTAGATGTTGACGCCTGTGTTGAATTCGATGCGCTGATCAGCTATGTGCGGCATGAATGGGATTCCAAGATAATCCAGAATATCGATCAGGGATTTCCAGACAATATCATATGCTGACTTCGCAGTCCGTCCAAGATAAATGACATCGCCCCTCTCATGGCTGATAGCCACCAGAATGAGAAGTGCGGCTATGGCAATGGTCTTTCCAGCGCGACGTCCGCAAATCATCACGATCAGCGGTTTCTTCGTAAGTAGGACCTGCTGTTGTTCATCAAAGCAATATTTATAGACTAGGTAAGTCAGGTATTTTATGTCGTGCTCGCGCTGATGCATGAGAATGCCATCAACTTTATCAAGATGTGGCAATAAGCGATCAACGAAATCAAATAGAGTTTCGCTTTGCCTAGCACTTTTTGAGAGAACTCGCTCCATATAGAGACTCAAGGCAGCCACAGGAAAAGGCGTTGCTAAGTGATAATTCGGATCATCCTTGTGGACCGGTTTCCCATTCTCATCAACTCGGGCGTCAAGCATTTGAGCCATGAGCTTTGCAGAGAAATGCAGGAAGCCTGCAGTTCGTCCGCCTGGGTTGGGAGAGGGACCTCCCTTTTGCCATTTATGTTTTTCAATATTCGCTAAGCGTTGCTCGTGGCGTTCCTGATCGTTCACGCTTTATGTAGTGCCTTTGCGCGGATCTACTCTGTACTTTTCCAGCTTCTCGAACACGATCCGATATTCCCACCACCCGCGAAGGAGCCCACACCAGCGGCGTTCCAGGAAGCCCAGATCTATCAGTGCGCGCGTCATCTTCCAGAATGCCCGGCGCCTGATCTGAAGCTGGCCACACGTGCGCGCCCAGGCCGGCTTGAAGTAATTGTCATTGCCATGCGCAAACTCCGGGAATTGGTGGAAATAGGACATAAACACCATCGCCTGCGTCGGAGGCATCTCGCGCACCATCTCCCGCAGTATTCGCGCCTGCAACTTCTCGGCGCCGATACGCTGGCGGGCATGCCTGAAATCGCGGCGCGTGAAGTTCAGTGCGGCTCCGTTCATATGCCAGAGCCCTTATCGTCCGGCAGCTTTCTTATCCACACCTTTTCTATGCCGTTCTCGTAATCATTCTGAAAGCAAAACTCAATTTGGCTTGGCATGAGTCCGGAGAACTCCGCGAGATACGCGCGGGCGAAGTCCTCCAGAATGCGGGTCCGCCTCGATGCGATGTCCTGAATAATGGCGTCGATGTTCAGATGATTGATCTCTTTGTTGTCTTCAGTCATGCTCCTCCTCCTTTCCGATTTCGTCTCTGAGGTATCTTATTAGATCGTTGATCAGGCTGCTGTAGCTCTGCTGGTTCGCTGCACAGAAGGCCAGGGCATAGTCGTCTAACTCCTGTTCGACGAATGCCACCCTTCGTCTCCGGCTTCCACCTGAACGTTTTCCATACGTGATGCATTTTCTCGGCATGCTCATAGATCCATTCGCGTCCGACATAGATCGCTATCCTCCTGATCGCCTGCGAATAGGACTTCGAACGGGCAAGATCCGCCGCGATCTTCATGCCTTGCGGATGGTCGGCAATGAGCTCGTCGAGGGCAGTTGAGGAGTTCATATGTTGCTGTAGCATTTGACCGTCTATAATCTGGGTCCTCGAATAAGGCGAAAGAATCTGTACCAACCCATCTTCGAAAGCGTTCTGTTTGTTTCGCTTGCGACCGAACATCACGTTGAGCACGTCTCGGCGGATGCGGGCTGAGAACGAGCGCACGTTGTAATCCGCATGCTTCAGATATTGCGAGATGAATTGCGCCGCGGCATCGTGCGCGAACTCTAGGACTTTCTCCCGCTCAAAGCGCAATCCGTATTTTCGGCATTGCGCTTTGACGATGATAAAGGCGATCCCCTCGCATTCAACAGCAAGAGCATTGAGTGCGCCATTGCCACGCGCCTTGTAGATCTCCTGGAGCCCGCGCGCCTTCGAGTTGTCGATCATATCTTCGGGAGTTTGCTCACGATCTGGATGCCCGGCGCTGCACCTACCTCAATCGGTTCCACGCACGGAATGATCCGCCGGCGTTCGGCCAACCATAAGCGGAAGCGCGCAAGCAAAGAGCGCCTCTGGTGCCAGTGACAATAGTCATCCCGCGTCGTCGTCGGGTACATGTTCTGCAGGACAATCGTCCTGTCCTGCTTCGGCAGCGGGTAGATCTTCGGAGGATCCACCATGCAATTGCCGGCATCAACGCCTGCCGTCTCGGGCTTCCAGAAATAACAATTACCACACGTCTTCATACCCTTCTCCTTTTCTGTTCATCGCTGTTGTGACGCGAAGCCTTCCGAATATCTTGCCAATAAGATCAAGTCTTTTCAAGTTTCTCCTCCTTGCAAAGCATCCACAACATCCTGAAGCGACCGCGCCACAATCACAATTCCCTTCGCCCGCTGTACGCGTTCCATCTCTTCGAGTTGTGCATCCGACAGCATGCTGTCCTCTCCTTTCGTCTCGATGCATCCCCAGACGGCGCCCTTGCCAAATACGATATCGAGTGCGCCCTTCTTCACTGGCCGCTTCTTCCCGCTATGCGTCTGCAGGAACCAGTAGTGCTTGTACGCCAAGTACGTCAGGATATCGCGCTCAACTTCGGCCTCACTCGGCAGCAATGACGCGGAGGACCAGTGCGCGACTCGCCGTTGCACCCTCACGAGCTCGCCTCTGGGAAGTTGTCGTCGAAGGTGTCGGGCGGCGTCAGGCCGTTCGGATTCCCTGGACGATTGCACGTCGCCGTGTGGCCCTTGCCACTGGCGTCCACGTCGGCTTGGCAATAGGCGCAGCGAACAGGGGGAGGAGCTGTTGGCTTCGGCGCCCGGGCGAAGTACTCGGCAAAGTCCTTCAGGAAAAAGCAGAAGGCCTTACCCGGCTTCTCGGCCTGATGAAGCCTGTACGCAGCGATGACACTGGGCCCGTCATGCTGGCGGAAGAGTGCCAGGAGGTTGCTCATCTCGCCGTCCGTCAGTTTGAGCGCGGCTCCCTGGGTCGCCTTGCGGTGGATCTCCTGCAGCTCGAACATCATGGGTTCGGATGAGGGCGAAGCCAAGAGGGGGGGGGATTCCAGCGCCGCAGTTGCCTGCGGTGCTCCTATTCCCTCCCCTTCTTTCTTTCTTTCCATTCCATTCATCGCGACAAGGTGCGCCGGCGCCGCACCTTCCTGCGGTAATCCCGCACCTTCCTGCGGGATTTTGTATTCCTTTATCCAGCCGATAGTTACCAGTCTTGGCAGTACTTCGGCCCATATTTCGGTGGGAATGCGTGTCATTCGAGAGAGACTGTCAGTTTCTATGGCCTCTCCGGTGCTTCCCAGGAGGGTACCGCGAATATCGCACCTTGATGCGACTTCTACGAGGGCGCACCAAGCCCCGAAGTGAGCTGCGCCATTGGGGTGATCCAAGAGACGTGTATATCCGTCTCCATCGTGACGATTTGGCATCGGAACCCACGCCATTTTCTTCAGTTCGCGCGTGCGATTGTTCTCATAATGCTTCCCCCAGTCGACGATTTGAATGCAGTTCATAATTGATTCATCTTCTTCTTGAGCCACTTTCCGCGCTCGTAATTGTCGTGGCATTCATCGCAAAGGACTACGAGATCTTCGGGCAGTTCCTCCCCGATGCGCACATACGTGCGATGATGGACTTCGAGCTTGGCAGAATATCTGTACCCGCAAAGAGCGCATTCTCCGTGAGCTCTCTCAATAGCAGCTTGCCGCGTGGTCTCCCAATGTGGAGACGCAAGATATTCCTTGTAGAAACTGTCCGCCACGCTCCCCTCCCCTATGCCAGCTCGCCAATCATTCCGGCAACTCTTCGGTGCCGCCGGCGGGGCGCGCTTCCCCCTCCTTGCCCGGGGTCTCGGGTACCACGGGACCGCACCACCATTCTTCAAGTGCATTCCCTACATTGTGGTAGCGATTCAGTAGCGTTGAGGGTTCGCTTACCCGCGCTTCAGGAATGTCTTCCCCACACCCCTTGCACCTCCACCGTTGCGTCGCGGCAGGGGCGGGCGATTGGAAATTGTGACCATCTTGGTTGTGTGCATCGTCGGTCTCAGGCTTGTTGCAAATCACGCATAGAGGCTCGGGCGCAGCGGGCGTGGACGCTGGCGCGGGTGGGGGATCGAAGCTGCAATCACAGACACATGGCGTGTTCCGGTCCCAATGTCTCAATCTGCAAGACCCTTTATGGCCAGCCAGATATTCACTAGCCTGCCCCTCGACGGGAGGTTCGGACGCGGCGGGCTCCTCCATATCAGACCATCCGTGTTCGGTAACTATGGCCTCCATTTTGTCGTGGATACCTGCTTGTGGCTGAACTGCCTTATAGTTAGGACGGGCGTAGCAGCGCAAGAAATCTTCGGCGTCTTTCTTGCGAGCAAATCGCATCGCTTCGCGACTATCATACGACCAGTGAAAGAAGCCACGTTCAGCCGATAACCATTCTGGCGATGATCGACCAAGATGAGACCAATAAGGATCTCTGCCAACCGTTGTAGGAAGTTCAATCAACCATCCCTGTTCGCTCACGGCTTGCCCTCCCCGCTTCTCTGCGGC